CCGGAGAACGTAGTGTTCACCCGGCACACCAGCCAGATCGGAGTGCCCCCGCCGAGGTTGGAGTCCGCGACTTCGGTGTCCAGCACGTTGGTGCTGTACTCCACCGTCGAAGCGGTCTGGGCCTGCGCGTCAGAGAAAACCATTTTGTCTATGATCATTTTGTCCCCCTCTCCTTACGCCACGACCGTCTCGGTTACACCGATGGCGTCGAGCTGACGGAGCGGAGCCCCGCGGAACATCGTCACCGGCTCTCCCCACAGTTCCCCCACCGAGTACAGCACGTTGCTCTTGTCCATCGCCAGGATGTCCAGCTGGGTGAGTGTGATGGAGTGCGCGTAGAGCATCCACTGGGGGAATCCCGGGCCGGCCATCTTTTTGCCCTGCCGCATGAGCTGCACGAGCAAGTCCGGTTCCACGATGTTAGCCCCCGAGGGGTCGTCCTCGATGTTGGTCAATCGGAAGATATTCCGGTCGTCCCAGTTCACGAGTCCCAGGGACGCTTGGAACTTTGACTGATACACATCGCGCCGGGTGGGCGAAGTGCTGGAGCCGTCCTCCACGGTCTGCTTGCCCTTGTAGTCCACGCCCACGGGGCTGTTCACCCCGGGCATGGCGATACCGGGTTCGTAGATACCGTGTACCGACCGCGGCCCCCATTGGACTCCGTAGATCGAAGTCGTGTCGGACCCCGACCCGCCGCAACCCTTGACATAGGTTCCAAGACCGTTCAGGCGAATCTGGAGACCGTCGAACTTCTCGGGGTCGCTCTGGGTGTCTGAGGTGATCAGAGCCGTGGTAATGGTCTGGCCGAGGCCCTCGAGGAAGGCGATAAACTCGGTGTTCAGGAACGCCTGTTTATCTCCCAGCATCTTGAGGACCGTCAGCTCGTCCACTTCCGCCCAGCTCTCCAGCGTGCCCACAGACTCGACAATCTGCCGGACGTGGCTGGTCTCGGTGGAGGCACCCGTGCCGATCTTGCGCCAGGTTCCAGACGGCAGCGAGATGCGCCGGCTGTGAACGTAGGCGCTGACTTGGTTGCAGGGTACATACGGGATATCCATGAGGATCTCGTCCACGCGAGAGAGAACCTCTGATATCGTAAGCACCTGCCCGTTGTTGGTACGCTTGGCGATCTCCACGATCCCAAGCATGTTATTCTGTACTGTAGACATCTCTACTCCTTGTCATCAGGCCAGGAGTAGGATTATCAGTCTAGCGGCCCATTGGGGTTGTCGCCTTTCCGGTCCTAACGCGTCCCGTACCGATTGCTTCCGGTCAACTCCGGAGACTTCGTGAAGTCCACGACCATCCCAGGTGTGGAATTCCGGTCCATCGGTGGGGGGACTTTACCGCTGACGAGGGTCTCGTCTGTCAGCAATTTGCTGATGGCGTACAGACCCTTCCGCACGGCGGGATTCTTCCCTGGACCCGCATTCATGAACTGAACAAACTCATCCCCCCCGAGTTTCAGCAGTTTGTCCACGTTGGCGCTGTTCGCATCATACGACACGCCCCAGGCCGAGCGCAGCGCGGAATCCGCGTCGCTGAGTTGTTTCTCTTGCGCCTGCTTGGCGGCAGAGAAGCTCGCGGCGGCCTTGCGGGCTGCCCATTCGTGGATATGCTTCGCCTGCTGCTTGAGCGGCAAAGCCTGCATCTCCCACACCACCTGTTGCAGTTCCTTGTCCGCGGTAGGTGAGCGCGGGAGTCCCTCGGGTAGAGAGACGCTGCCCAGTTCCAGTCCGTCCGGTGACTCGGGACGGCCGAGCCGCTTCAACAGCTTGTCCTTCTCTTCTGCGCTCATGTCCTGGACGGCCTTGCTGGAATACTTCTCCAGCTCCACGTAGCTCTTGATAGCGTCCGCCGGGGCTTTCCAGCCCTTGGCCTTGACAACTTCCTTGAACTCGTCGGGTACAGCCGTTCCCCAGTCCTGCGCCGCGGCAGTCGGATTATGCTGCGTGGGGGCCTGGGGATTATTGGGGTTGCCCCCGGTCGCCAGAGCCGATGCCACCGCGTCAACTTCTGCCATACTTACTCCTCACATTTGAAGTCTATCATGCCTGTTGCATCTATTTAGTGTCTATCGCTTCCTCGGGTATCGTCAGCTTCAAGATGGTATCTACCATGTCCTCGTAGTTGAACCCCTGGAGCGCTCCCATGTTCTCCAGCAGGTAGATGCCCCAGTTGTGCAGTATCCGCTGTTCCTCCGTCTCGATCTTCTTCAACAGCCCGCAGGACTCCAGCAGCCACGCAAGCGTCTGCCGGCTGAGAACGTCCTTCTCGAAGGTGCGCCGGTAGCTGAGGATCGTTTCCCGCAGCCTACGCCGGCGTGGGCTTACGTTGCTGATTAAGCTCATCCGCTACACTTCCTTTCTGCACTTGCTGATTCAGGCCCGGCATCGCCTTGCCCATCTGCTCCATCGCCGCGAGTTGCTTCTGCCGTTCCAGTTCCTTGGCCCGCTGTTGCCGCATCCTGGCTACCTGGCGTTCATCGTACATCGCCTCTTCCGGCAGGCCATCGGCTTGGTTCATCTCCCGGCTCATGCGGTCGATGTTGTAGTTGTCCAGCACCGGGGCGGTCCCGATGGTTTTCATCTGAAGGTCTGCGATGGCCCCGATGGTGGCGAAACTCTTGCGGTACGGCTCGGCCTGGAAGTAGGAGCGCTGCGCCAGGGCCAGCGGACCCATGTAGTCTACCTCCAGCCTCCGGCCCTTCATGCTGTCGAGGAGCTGTTGTGGCGGGGGCGGGATCAGCCCCGCATCCCAGGCATCAGAGAACAGCCCGTCGATGAGTTTGTCCATCACGTTCTGATTGAGTCCCGTGATGTGCGGTCCCAGCAAAACGGCGGTCTCTTCCTCGATCCTGCGAATCTCGTAAGCCGTGCGCTCCCGGGTCATCTCCCCCACGTTCTGCATCATCGTGAAGAATGGGACCATGAAGTGCTTCTCAATGATGGCCTGCTTCTTGAGTTCCCGCTCCAAGCCGGCCCGCAGGTCGATATGCTTGTCGATCGGCTTGATGTCCCGCCCGGCTTCCTCGTAGTAGTTGCGTCCGCCAGGAACCAGTTTCACCTTGCCCCTGCGCTCTTCGGGGATGTCGGCAGCCGGATTGACCATGTACTGCGCGGCCTCGATGTCGGTCTTGGCGTAGGCGTACAGCGCCTTCACATCGGCCAGCGACCGCCAGCCCGGACCCCTGCCATACACCTCATCGCTTTCTTTCTCCACTTCCCAAGAAGCGTAGGGCATGACCGGGTATCCGCTCTTGCGGATGATGTTCTCGTGCTCTACGTCGATGTACCACGATAGGTAGCGCTTGGCTGCGTTGTCACGTTTCTTCGGATCGTAGTTCGGGTTCGGCTTCACCGCATGGATGACCTTGACCTCGGTGTACTTCTGGCTCGCGCCTTCGGCTCCCTTCTGGATATCCGGATGCAGCGTGTCGTTCTTGAATGCCTGCGCCATCTTCTTGTAGGTCATCAGGCTCAGGTTGAAGGTGGTGTCTATTTCCCCATGCTCGTTCTCCGCAATGTAGATGGAGCGTGGGTGCTGGACGAGGAACACCTCTTGAGCCTGCGCCGCATTCCAGTAGCGGTACAGCGTAGCGTGCCCGATGCTCCCGCCGACTCCGAAGAACTCATATATCTGTGGGTAGAAGTTGCTGCGGGCGATGAGTCCGTAGATGGCCTGGTCCGCCTTCGACAGCCACATGCGGACTTCCCGCACGTCCATCAGATCCTCATCCGGCGTGCGAATGGAGAACCAGTTGAAGTAGGAAGATAGCAGGCGACCCATGAGCCCGCTCTTGTAGGTCTGGAGCGCAGCCTGCGGGGTGCCGTCGTAGATGCCCTGGCCCCTGCGCTCGCCTTTCGTCGGGGTGTCGTTGGGGAAACTGTTGAGGCTGGGGATGATGTTCTCGTTGATCTCCTGCCACACCTCTTCTTTGTTGATGCGCTCCGGGTCTGTCTCCAGGGCATGGAACTCTTCGAGTAGGTCTTGCACTTCACTCATTCTACCTCCTCGCCTTTACCCCATAACTCAACGGCCCTAAATTCAAAAGCCTTGGCCAATCCCATTTTCTCAACAAGGGAACCAGCGCCATAGTTCCAGATTGTGCCATCATCCATCGCCATGGAAATGAGTACAGCCCTAGCGTTGCCGGCTTTAATCATGGCGTCTGCAAGGGCCCCGGAGATATCCTGCTGAACCGTTGGTTCACTCATTGATTCTCCTTTCCATGCTCTGCCGGATGGCCCGGGCCCGAGCGATGTCCTGCGCTACAATGTCCGGCCTCTCGGCGGCCTCGGCCAGCCGGTGGTGCTTGATGAACTTGCGCCGCAACCGGGCGGCATCCGTGAGTTTCAAGCTCTCAGCCTCTTCCCACGCATCCAGCGCCGCCTTGCGCTCTTTGGGGTCCGAGGGGAGACGGTCGTTGCGGTTACGGATGATGAAGTACACTACTCCCCCGTCATGGGCCAATTAGGATTTTTGATATAACCATCACAGCGCCGACAAGAGTTAATCGGAGACGACATGGTCATATCATGTCCAATGATTCGACAAAGCACGTGCTGACTGAAAAGACGCCATAATTCGCAGCCGACTATTTTTGTATAGTCAAGCGTCTCGCACCGGAGCGTTTGGCCCATATAGGCCGGATAAAATAGTTTCATCAGCGCTTCTTTCTCTTTTTGGCGTGCTTCGGCAGGCCTTTAGGGACGCCGTACTTCTTGTCCCACTTGGCCGCTACCCCCGGATGCTTGGCGTGCATGTAGCCTACTTGGGCCTTGCTCTTGTAGGGCATGGCTACACTTGCGCCGCCAGCGGGATATTCCCCGGCGCCTGTACGTCACCCGTCGCATCCTCGAACAGGGTCTCGTCCCACTCCAGGTCGTAGGCCGACCGCCGCACGGATTCCGTCACCTCGTCCGCATCCAGCAGGCGCAGTTTGGGTTTGGTGATCTTGGGCCGCATCGCCCGCTTGCCGAACTGCCCCGGGTTGGTGCCATCATGCAGACTGCGGCTCACGTTCTTGGTGATCTCCTCGGTAAGATGCTTGCCGGCAGGACGGTTGAACACCACGTAATCCGGGGGCATCAGCTCACCCCGGGCGTTGGTCCCCTTCGATGGGTACACCCGCTGCCAGTGGGCTGTCTTGGCCGGCTGGATCAGGGAGCGTCCCTGCTGCTTCCACCGCTCCCGGCGCTGGTCCGGGGCGCCATACTTCAGGTCGACCTGGAAAATCACTTCGTACCAGTACCGCTTCTCTTTTGCCATGGTTACTCCTATGCCTGTTCCCAGCAGTCTTTCCCGCATTTCTCACAGATAGAGTATAACGCCAGTCCCTTGCTCTGGATGATAGGATACCCCCCGCAGGCGCACCGGATGATTCGCACTCGGTTATCTGGCCTCTCACCGGATGGATACAGTTTCCCGCAGGGAACATTCATCATGGGTATCATATCACGATGGTTGCGGGTCCAGCGGGTTGTAGTCGTTCTCTTCCACCGTGGCCCCGCTACCCCGTAGCGTCATGCGGTAGGGCACCACCCGCTCCCCGTACCACACTGGCAGCGACACGCTAATCACTAGGTCATCATGTACTTGGTCGCTGCTACTCTCATAGGACAGCGTTCCTGTGTCTCGGTTCTGCTTATAGCCGAAAGTGCCCAGCTCCTCTTGCAACTCCTTCCAATCGGGAATGCTGTCATACCCCTTGAATCTGCCCATCTGTGCCGTGCGCACCAGTTGAGTCACGAGCGCGGACTTTGGCACGTTGTACTGCCCTATCTCCGGGTTGGTCTCTCGCTCGCCGCCCGTGATGGTGATACCGATCACCCGTACCCTGCGCCGCTTGATCCCCTCCAGTACCGGAGCGCCAACGCCAGTCATGTCCATGAGGAAATAGCGCTTCATGCCTGCGGTTTCCGCCCAATACCACCAACGGTGAGCATCCGCCTCGATGGCTTCATAGGGGGTCTGTAGCGGATAACGCTTGAGATACACACAGTAGTATTTTGTCGCCAGAATGTTGTAGTCCGTATCTATCGGCAGCACATAGCGCACGAGGATTGACAGGGCACTATGATCCTTCACCCGCCCCACGTCCAAGCCATAAAACACGCATTCCGGCCCGCGCATCTTGTTGACAAGCTTTTCTACTTCTCGGATATCATCATCAGGCTCACGCACTCATATCCTCCGGTAGCCAGGGCTTGGCAATCCTATCCACTTCGCTGTCCACCACAGTCATAGCGTCGATCATCTCAGGCGTGAACAGCCCGCCGCGCACATCCAGGAACTCGCCCATGTACTCTTGCTCAAACCAATCTCCTTGCGCTATCTGCTCGGTAGCCAAGAACTCGGGCCGAATCCGTGGGCACTCGTCAGCAGTCACAAGCCGTTTCTCCCAGCCCTCTGCCTCCGAGCGCCATACGTCCCAGAAGAATCCGCGCTTGCCGAATGGTGTTGAGGGCAGCACCATGCGCCCACCGCTTACCGCCAGCATGGGCCGCAGGGATCGGTATAAATCCGTGGAACAGTGCGCCGCCTCGTCCAGCACTACCAGCTTCGCCGCTGAGTATCCACGCACCGTTTCTTGAGCTCCGGGCAAGGCGACAATCCGTGAGTTATTGGCGATCCGATAGTGTAGGGCCGAATCCTCAGTTAGCCTCCAAGCGTCATACATGGGTAGCTGCTGATAGAACTCCCGCACCTTGCCGAACAGTTCCCCAGACTGGCGCAAGGAAGGCGCAATCAGCAGGCTTAGGCTATTGCTGTAGTGCGTGGCCGTGTGCAGGGCCAACAGGGCCGCCACGGTGGATTTGCCGCTTTGCCGGCTACAGTTCCACACCTGCCACTGGGCCGGTGAATCAATCTGCTTCTGCTGCCAGTCATCCAGCCGGATATCACACATATCCCGTACCCACGCAGAAGGCCGAAAGTAATGCTCAATCATGGCTGGGTTGTAGGCTATTTCTGGCATTTCGCCATGTACTCCAGGTAGTCGGCCACCTCTGCGGGATGCTGCTTGAGTAGCCAATCCCTGGTGTGCTCCATGATGGCTTCTACGGTAGCAGAATAGATATTGGCGCTCAGTTCTACTGTGGCCGGGGCCTGGCCGTAGGCGCGATCCCAATATAGCTTCGCGGCAGCGATATCGCCCGTCTTGGCTTTCTTGACGATAGCGGTAGCGATTGTCTCGTTATCTCCCGATTCACCTTTTTTACGCAGCAGTTCGGCAAGACTAAGGCCCACCTTGGGCCGGCCCTTTCGATTAATTCTTTCCGGATGCTTCTCAAAGCCTTCGGGACGAACTCGTTGTTTATTAGTAGTTTTACTGCGTTTCTGCTTGTCTGCCACTATCTCAGTCTATCATAGCGGTTGCGCTATCCGGGCAGGTAGGGGCGCCCGTCGATGAGGACGCTGTATATCGTGTTCCTGACTGGACTATTCAGGACACGGTAAACGCTGCCCCGGTTCATGTGCATCATCTCGGCGATCTCCTGATGGTTATGGCCCTGCATCTTGAGCCACAGTACCCGGCTTTCCTTCTCCGAGCGCTGGTCCATCGCCTCCCGGACCATTTCGGCTACCGTCAGCCGACAGCCCTGTCGGAGCATGTCCCTCTGGATTAAGGCTGGGAATACTGTCATCTTGCCCCTCCCTTATCGGCGCAACCAACGGTGTTTTCTCAATATCCTCAATGTGGCCGTGTGCTAATCCCCTACCTTTAGTGTACCCACGTTTCTTCCCCTCGTCCATCAGCCGCTTGCGACGTAACAGCACCTCCCCGATGTCGATAGTCCCGAGCTTGTGCCAGTCCCAGTCCTTGAACTCTTCGGCGCCATGAAGGAGCAAGTCCCCGGCCTCGATGCTGATCTGCCCCCGGCGCATAAGCTCCTGAACGGGTTGCTTGTGCTGGACCTCGATGTTGGCGAAGTCCCGCTTGTTGTTGAGCACCTGGTTGTTGTATCCGGTCATGGTCCCCACGTATCCAGCCTCATCCGCCGTGATGTAAGTATGGTAGTCCGTTCCCCAGCCAGAGGGCACCGGGACGAGGAAGGTGTCCCACACCGCGAGAGAGATTTCAAGTTCATCCAAAACTTTACGCCGCTCAGGGTATATTTCGACCATAACCCCCTGGGAGGTAAGAACCTTCTCCCACGGCTGGTAAGGGAACTGGGTGAGTGCGGTCTTGTCGGAGAGCTGCCATATCTCCTGCTGGTACTTCGGATTAACCATCTGCATGAAGCTGGATAGCAGCGTCCCCCGGCTGGAGTAGCCCATGGCCCTCACCTTCTCAGGTATGCCACCACTATCCGCCTTGCTGGACACGGTGTCCAAGCTCCAGCTCTGGGTATCATAATGCCAGTCATAGCGATCAAACCGTGGCCCCCAGTAGTCGCAGCCGGCCAAGTAAATGGGCTTGTACCCCAGCCAAGAGGCGAACCCGATGGAAGCCGCAAGGGAGTCGATCATCGGCAGGATCACATGCCGAATCCAGGGGTATCCCTGGCCCAAATGGTGGCTATACCAATCGTAGGTAGGCTCCATGATCCGGCCTACGTAGATCGGTCCACGGGCCCGGCGCAGCCAGCGCAGAACGTACTCATTCGGGATGCTCACGTGCCCGATGAGCGCTGCATCCCCCCAGTCCGGGGCAGCCAGCTCGTCCGCCGGCGCCACCCGGGGATCCAGACAGCACACATACTCCGGTATCCTGCCGTAGCGGACCAGCGTGGAAGCCTGGGAAGTGGAGCACATGATGGGCGGCTGCCAGTCTTTGACGGTGGGCATGATGTCGTCAATCGAGCTGCCCGAGCCGCAAACAAGGATCGGCCCCTTACCCTTGGCCATCTTCGACATGCACCGTATCCGCCCCGGGGTCTTGTTCATCACCTCCACCATGCCGCCAATCGCCTCGGGGTGTTCGGAGGCATAGGCAAGATACCAGTTGGCGAAGGCGTTCTGCGTCTCTATCGGCAGGTTCACCATCTGCCAGGCGAGCTTTTGGACAAGATGCTCGTTGTTCCCTGCCGGCCCGAGTTGCCCTACGTTAAGCACTTTTCCCCTCCCATGACTCCCGGTATCGGTGGTAGCAGTCCTCGCCTTGACTGAGGATCTTCTTCGCAAACCAATATTCCGCCCACTCCCACTGATCCAGCGTGTCGATGTGGATGTCCTGCCATGGCTCGATGTCAAACAGCTTCGGCGCAAAGGATAGGTCATGCCGGCTGTTCGCTACCACTACACGCGCCTCATACCACCAGGTGGCCCCAAGCCAGTGCTGCGTGGAGGTGAAACGGAACTCCGGGTTTTTGTTCAGGTATATCGCCCCGAGCTGGCGCCCCCGGTCCTCCCCGTCCTTTTCGTAGAACACGCCGTCCGCCTCACTTGCGCCCATGATCCACGCCTGCCCCTTCTCATAATCCGGCCCCGGCATCAGGCGAAGGTATTGCTCGACCATGTAGTCAAAGAACCCCGGGGGCCGGCAAGGCGACACAACAAAGGGAGTCATCACGAGAGAGTAGTAATCCCGAGCCATCGCCTCTCGAAATCCGTACATGATAGGCAGCGTGCCGGTATCGTTGACAGGGTGAAGCATTTCCCGGGGCCGCACCAATAACTCCACGCCGTACTTCTGCGCCACAGGCAGGAGCTTGCCGTAATGCTCCTCGGTCTCGCAGACAAAGAAGGCTTTCCCCAGGTACTTGGAAGACCACAGTTGCAACATGGTCCACTCGTCCAGGGTCTTGCCGTGGAATAGCCGGGCGTGCTTGTCCGCCAGCCGGTTGCCGGGGGCCGCCACGTTATCCCGGGTCGGGGTGATGCTCAGGAAGGTCAGTGGTACGCCGTAGTCGTGTCCCATAGCTACTCCTTGATCGCTCCCCCGGTGAGCCCGCCGATAAAGTACCGGCTGGAGATGGCAAACAGCAAGAGGTAGGGAAGGAACAGCAGCGTCCCCACCGTCAGATCGTAGCCGATGTTCTTCACCACGTACACGTTGATCGTCGTGGACATGAGTCCCACGAGGAAAGTCTGTGACTCCGGGGTCTGGAGGTTGAGCATTTGCCATAAATAATCTCCAAGCGCCCCCATGCCGAGAAACACGATAGCCGCCCCGATGATGGGCTTGGACAGCGGCAGCACGATACGGGTAAGGATGGTCCACTCGCTGGCCCCGTCGATGCGGGCGCTCTCGATGATGCTGGACGGGATGGACTTGAAGTAATTGCGGAACAGAAAAATCCCTGTGCTCCAGAACACGGACATGACGATAACTGCCGCCATCCCCGAGAGGTGGAGTTTCCCTACGATGATGAACTGCGATATCAGCAAGACGTAGCGGGTGACGAAGATAGGAGCCATCATCGCCCAGAACAGCCCCCGTACCCACTGAGGCCGGGCGAAGCAGAACGCATATCCGGCAGCCCCGTTGACCAGAACCCCAGCCACCACGAGGATAGCCACCAGGAAGACGGTGTTGAGAACCCAGCGGGGAAGTAGGAAACGATTACTCGCAAGCCCCTGTCCCACGGACTGGAACGTCAGGGCCCGCTTGTAGTTTTCCAGCGTGAAGGTGTAGGGCAGCAGCCGGGGCGGGTTGCGGAGAAACGCTTTCGCCGGGCTCAGGCTATTGGCTACCATCAGCAAAGTAGGGAAGAGCATCACGGCGGCCATCAGCAGGAGGGCTCCCAGACGTAGGCCACGCCTCACCCTTCCTGTCCGGTCCATCGCTCAATCCGCCGCTTCGCCACCACGATAGCGGCGATAATCACCGTGAGCACCACACCCTTTGCCGCGGCGTATCCCGAGCGCCCGAACTGAAAAGCCGTCTGGAAGATGTTGTAAACGGGTGTCGCCGTGGATCCCTGCGGCCCTCCCTCCCCTGTCAGCACATAAATGGTCTCCCACACCTGCATGGTCCCCACGATGGTTAAGAGTAGGGCCAGCAGCAACGTCGGCATGAGGATGGGCCGCACGATCAGCCGCTTGTACTGCCGCTCCGTAGCCCCGTCGATGGTAGCCGCATCCCGCAAATCTTGAGGTATCGAGAGCATGGCCGCCGAGAACAGAATCACGAACATCCCCGAACCCGAGGAAAGCGAGACAAGGACAATCGACAGCCGGGCGGTCCAGGGAATCGCCAGCCACGGAACCGCCGCAACCCCGAGGGCCGCAAGGAACTGGTTGATGAGCCCATCCCGCAGCAACAGCCATCCCCAGAGCATCGTCATTACCAGCCCCGCGGTGAGGCTTGGCACGTAGCAGACAAACCTCCCCGCCGCTTGGAGTTTCTTATTGAACCCCGACAGGAATGAGGCCATCCAGTAAGAGCTCAGGATGGCCACCGGGGCTATGGCCAGCACGAACCAGAACACGTTGACGAAAGACTTTAGGAACAACTTGTCCTGGAGGATGTTGACGAAGTTGCCCAGGCCCACGAACTCGCTGGTGATGTAGTCCGTAGCAAAGAAAGAGAGCCGCCCCACAAGGATGAGCGGAGCCGCGAAGGTAAGGAGGTAAAACCCTATCGCGGGCGCCAGGAGGAGTAGGGCGGCTCTTGTTTTCATCGACTATTGGTGTTCGTAAGTATAAGTGATTTTCACTAGTTCCCAATAGAATTTGCCCACATCAAGATGTTCTATATTTATTAACTTGGCATCTGGGTGTTCCTTTACAATAGAACCCCATAATTCCGTGGCCTTATCATCAAAATCCTCATAGGGTTTTTCCGAGCCCCCGGTGCTTCTTGATATGGTTGCTTCGCCTATCTTCATCCCGCATTCCTTTGTCTACTTGCTCGCCAGTATCCGTTTCGCTTCCGCCTCGAAGCGGTTGAGCACTTCTTGTGCCGATATCTTGCCGTCCATGAATAGCTGGATCGGGTCTTTCCATGCCTGATTCACTTCCGAGGCTTTCGGCTCCAACGACCCGAGGTCCATCAGACCAGCGGTGGCCGCAATCTTGGCGATGGCCTGATTCGTGGGCTTCGCCGCCATCCCCTTGTTCGGCGGCTCGACCCCCTTCAAGGTCAGGAAACCTCCGCTCGTCCAGGCGCCGTACTGCTGATACTCCAACCCCACCTGGGACTTGAGCAGTTCTACGACCGCCTTGTTGCGCTCTTCGTCGCTGGACTTGTGCGCCACCACGACCACCTGATATCCGCTCACCGGAGTATGCGCCACGCCCGGGGCATGGGGGAACTCGATGAAGGTCACTTCAAACGGCTTGTCCAGCTTGCCTTGCTTCACCTGTTCGGGCATCCAGTAGTTAACGTGGCCGTCTTGCATCAGGCAGGAGAAGACCTTACCGGTGGTGAACAACTCCACGCCGGCATCGTCGTTCTGCTCGTTGGGGAACGGGTAGGAATATCCCTTGTCCACCAGAAGCTTCATGTACTCCAGGCCGGCCCGGGCCTGCGGGGTGTTGATGGCCACCTTGCTGTGGTCGTAGTCCTTGTACAACTCCGCGCCGAAGGCGTACAGCCAGGGCATGTTCCAGTTGATCATCCCGTCTTTGGTCATGACCATCGTGGAGGGAATGCCCGCCTTCTTGAGTTTCTCCGACAGCCGCAGGAACTCGTCCGTGGTCCAGTCCTTCTGCGCCGGCAGGGTGTAGCCGATCTTCTTGAGCATGTCCATGTTGACGGCCATCCCCGTGGCGATGTTTGCCGAAGGCAAGGCATAGACATGCCCGCCCCGGGTAAAGAGATCCACGAGGTGTTTCTGGAACACGCTCGTATCCATGTATTTCTCCAGCGGCAAGGCATAGGCCGGAACCAAGTATTTGTTGATCCAGCCGGCGGCGTCCAGCCACACATCCGGCGGGGTGCCCTTCGCCATCA